CTTTTGTTGTTGTTCTGTCATTCTAAAAAACATCCATCCATTTTCTTTGTTTCTAATGACCATCCAAAGCATTTTAATAAATAAAAATTTCTGTTTCATTCTATTCTGATTTAAAGGTTAATTTATTATAATACATCCATTTATTAAAATCTACATATGACAACTTTGCCTCTCTACGAAGTACGCAAAATTGACCGTATTTTTCAGATATATTTTTCTCCATTTCTTTGGCTTCTATAAAATCTGTTTCCATTAAATAACCATTTTTTTCGTATTTTCTCATCAACCATTCTACTGCTGTCTGATTCATCTTGTCTTAATTTAAAGGTTATTTATTTCTTGTTTTACTTCATTCCAAAAATCATTACAAGCGTAATAATCTTCTGTAGCTTCCAATATTTTATTAACTGAAGTTAATGCACATTTTTTAACGTGTCCTATAAACATTGGTGGTGAATTAGTTTTTCTCCAATCAATAGATTTTACTATCTCAAAGTATTCATCACATAATTTTTTTGCTTCTTCTTTTGGTGTCATTCTATTCTGATTTAAAGGTTACTTATTTCTTGTTTAACTTCTTGCCAATAAGAAAACCTATTTGCAAAGTCTGTTTCTATTAGTTCTTCAATTACTTCAGCAACTGCAATTAATGCACATTGTTTGGCTTCATTAATATTTGAATTACCTGTTGAATGTGGTAGAAAATTATCAACCAATTCTTTTGCTTTTTCTTTTGGTGCCATTCTATTCTGATTTAAAGGTTTCGTTGTAGTATTGTTGTGCTGGAATTTCTTTAGTTACTGTATGTGAAATATCTATACCATTGTCTTTTCCATAACGATAAGAATCCATTATCTGTTCTTCAAACATTTTATTGGCTTGTTCAATAATTTTTTGTTTCATTCCTTCATCTAAGTAATGTCCATTTGTTAGTTTTTCAACCAACCATTCTACTGCTGTTTTCATTCTATTCTGATTTAAAGGTTTTACATCAATCCATATTTAATACACCTAACCCATGTTTCAATAATTTCATCTTGAATATCTGCATCAATTTTTTTAAATTCGTGTTTTATTCCACGCCTATCTGTTAAATCTCTTACGATATTAAAAACTGCTCTTAATTCTTTTGTTTCAGGTTGTATACCACGATTTACATAATCGTAATATTTATCAAAGTATTTGCTATCTGCATTCATTCTATTCTGATTTAAAGGTTAACTGTTCATTTTTTCTTTGCCACTCTTTACCATCTCTAAATCCTTTTAGGTATTCTTTAGCTTCTTGTGTTTTTTCCATTCCTTCGGCTATCTTAACTATATCTTCAGGAACTCCCTCATGGAAATATCCATTGTCATGTAACTCTTGTACCAACCACTCTACTGCTGTTTTCATATTTCTAATTTATATTTATTATTACTTTTATTTAAGGTATAACCAAGCTGTTTAAACAAATCAAAGTATCTGTACACTGTCCTATCTGACACACTTAAGTATCTTGATATGGTAGTAATACTCCTGGGTTTATCTTGTAACATCTGCATAAGTCTAATGCACCTGTACATCTTAAGTTGATTCATATCCTCTCAATTTTAATGATTAGTTTCTCCCAAAGGTTGCTCATCCTTCGAGCTTCCCATTCTGAGTCTGCTTGCACAGTCTTTTTTAATATCCTCCAAGCTCCTCCCATGTATCCTCGATAGTGTATTGTCCACATTTTTTAATACTCTTAAATATTTATAATATCTGATTTCATCAAAGCTATCCCAATAGCTTATAATTGCTAAATGTATTTTAGGCTCTCTCATGCTATCCTACTACTCCAATATACATTAACACAAAGGTGATAGCTAATAATGCAGCAGAGAACACTAAAACGTCTCTCACAGCCTTTTGATCTTCATTCATAATTAATAAGTTTTAATGTTAGCTAAATAAGTTTCTAATCTTGCAAGAGCTCTTGATTGAATATTAAGTCTATGCTTATACTTAGGAAGTAATTCATAGAACATACCTCTGCTCAAGTTTTTTAAAGTGTCAGATGTTAATCTAATGCGAGTCAACATCCCATCAATCATCCACTCTACATCCTCAATACGTTCATTCAATAGGTCAGAGTCAATGCAATAACCTTCACCTCTACACTCATCACAGTCATCTGATACGCTGTGAGATGGATGCTCATAAGAGCTACTGATTGATACTGACCCTGTGCCCCAACACTTGTCACATTCTTTTAAAAATTGCTTTTTCATATTTGATTTGTTTATGATTATGGATGTAAAGTTAATAAGTTTTTTCATATATGCAAATAATTAGACAAAAATAATATTAACATTTAATTGTTAATAACAAAAAAGCCCCCTTTATGGAGGCTTAGACATGTGACACCATATCACATGGGGGAGATAAGACTCACTCTGAGCGGGCAGTTCTAATGGGATGCCGAGTAAGTATATTAGGTTGACTTGGTAACTGATCTAACGGTAAGTATCCAAGTACTATTTTTTCTTAAACCTCTTAACTACAAACTTAGATGCTAAGGTTGCAACAGCTTTAAGGAATTTATTTTCTGCATCTACAGTGACCTTAGTACCTGTCTCATCTTTTTTTATGTTGACATCTACTTTCTTGCCATCATAGTCAAGCTCATGATTCATACCATCCTTATGGTACTCTATCTCTGCCTTGTTTGTTTTGATGATAACATCTGTCTTATCACCTTCAATGTTGACCTGTACTTTTTTAGGTCTGCCTACTTTCTTAGCCATAATATATTTATTTATTCCAACGTGCATGAGTACCTCTGACATCATAATGAGTCCAGGTGCTATAAGTTCCTATTCCACCTTGTTTCATTCTACCCTCTGAAATCAACTTCTCAATCACTGCTGCCACTTGCTTAGGTGTGTATCCTTCAATCTTAAAGTCAGCTGCTTGACCTGTGATATGACGTGACTTACTTGCACCTCCTATCTTAGCATTATGCTGAGCTGGTCTGTAGCCACTTGTTATCTTGATAGGTTTCTTAACCTCATCTCTTAGTACCTGCAAGTTCTTTGCAAGTTCTATAAGGTTTCTTAGTACATCATTAGGCACTTCAAAGTTGTGCTTATTGAATTCAGATAGACTGAAATTAGTTGTTAGCTTCATGGTTCTCTATTGTTAATTGTGATAGTGTTGCTGCTACTGTTCCTGCTGTTGCCACATATCCTGCCACAGTTATGACCGCTGCAGGTAGTGTGATTGGAGCTGTAAGGATAACTCCTGCTATAGCACCCACTGTTATGGCTGCCTTCTGTACTCTCTTCCAAAACTTTGGAGTGGGAGCATTCCATCTTTGTGCTATACTCATCTTAAGTTTATTTCTATTAGTTTTTTAACTGATTGAGTGAGCTCACTTATCTGCTCAGCAAGGTGCTTAATCTCTAACTGAGTCATTTTCTCAATGGCCTCATATTTGAAGCGTGACTCATTGTCAACAAGCTCAATCTTACCTTTTAATCTGCCTTGATTCTCAATAATGCTTTTCTGTTCCTTCATAACGTTTCTTAAGTCAGCATGTAAACTCTTTAAAAAATACCCTATCCCTGAGATGAGTATTGTTATCACTGTAAAAGCTATTTCATTAAATCCCATCACAAAATCAATATGCTGTTATTATATCCATTCTCTCTATATCCTCCACAAGGACAGTCATATCTACACACTTCCCCACAGTTACATCCACAGTGATCTATCATAGGTCTTAAGTCAGTGTCCTTGTTAGCCTCTGATGTGAACTCAGGATACAAATCCTTGTTAGCTATCAAGTAGCGAGTCAGTCGAGTCTCAAAGAATGAGGCCTTCTGTGCATAGTGCTCCATCCCAAAGGCTACCTCTGAACGTGTCACTGAGCTTGAGAAGTCACCAAATTGAGTCTGAAGTCCTTTATTCTTAAGTTGGTATGTCAATCCAAAGACAGCATCCTCTGCACTCCTCCAAGCTATCACAGGCTGAATGTATGCCACAAGTACTTCCTCATCATTAGTCAATGTCTGAGCATTGTACTTAGTGAGCAGGTAGTTATAGAACACAGTGCCAAGGATAGGCATTACTCTGAGCTGTGCTTGAGTAGCGATATATGGTGTCACATCTGTCACATCAACATTGGCTGTGATAGGTGTGTTAGTCTTTAAGTATGTCTCTGTTATAAAGTATATCATGGTGCTGCAGGTGTTTTAGTTGGTATAACATCACCGCCCTCTATTGGAGGCAGTTGAGCCAGTGCTCTGATTTCATTAGGTGTCATGCTTCCAAGTACCTTAGTAGCTACCAATGGACTTAATGAGTTCAAAGCATCTGATGTCTTAGAGGTATCACCTTCAAGTTCTATGATGGTCTCATTAATAATCTGAAAGTTGTTAATTGAGAACTTGCCAGGTATCTTAGCAATGGTCATTATCTCATTAACTATCTCCTCAACTTGTCTCCTCAATGGCATGACTACATTCTTTTCAAATACAACATAAGCCTGCTTAATATCACTGCCTGAGCCGAGTGATCCTTGAGTTCTTACTCCCATAAGGATGGGATCTATTGTGTGAGCAAAGCATATCTGCTCTGTGTTAAGGCTTGATGCCTCTTGAAACAACTTATCATTGCTGTTAGTTGGTAGGCTTTCAATCTTAGGTAACTGATCTTGATTATTAGCAAAGAATGCAACAGCCTTACCTGCATTAGCAGCTCCTTTCAACCTATCAATCGTCTGCTTAATCATGTGTTTCTCCTCCTCTGATTGTGGTCTTTTTGGGAACATCATAGCAAAGGATGGAAATATTGAGTTTTGAATGTTACTCTTAGCGAAGTATGATAGCTCGCCACTCAAAAATGCAAAATTAAGTGCCGAACTGTACTGCGGTAATGGATACCACTCCTGGCCTAATGTCATTAACTCATAGCAATATAGTTGCTCAAGGTCAGTATTAGCAGGATGATACTTTTTTATCTCTCTCACATCAATGCGAGCTGTCCAATCCTCACAAATAAAGTATGTTTCTTTATCTCTTGAAATCCTAACTCTCTCAGGTGAAATGTTCTCAACTTTATATATCTCTCCTTTCTTATTGTAGCATAGTTTGAAGTACACTCTATGGTGAACTATCAACTGTTGAGCTATGGCTCTGATTGTTTTACCTAACTTGAGCTTTCTCTCAAAGGTATATAACTTGAGCTTATCCTCTTGAGACATTTTCTCAGTCTCAATAGTGTATCCTCCACCTGTTGCTGAGTTAGTCTTAAAGTCAACGATAGCACCATGCAAAGGTGATGAGTAATATAGTTGATTAAGTAACTCTGGATAGAGATTATCCTGCCCAAATGGAATGTATCCTGCTATCTGATAGCGGCCATTAACATAAGGGAGTGATAGGTTGGCTCCGCCTACCTTTTGAAATGGAGTAGAGAAGGACTGATATCCCTCCACTACTTCTGTTGCTTGTGGCTTGCTGCCTATAAATCTGTTATACCATGCCATTAGTCATAGATTGAATTAGTTTGTATCCCTGCCACTACCATGCGGCCCTCCTCTATCATAGTCAATCCTGTAGGATCAACTGTTGGAGTAGGACTTTGATAGACTTTATATCTGTACTGCCCTTTCACAAGCTCTACATCAGTGGGCTCATCGATAGTGAATAGGTTATATCTTGAAGGCCATGAGGAACTATCAACTCCCTGCCAATAGATAGGGTTAGCTGTAGTGTCAAACTCATCCTCAAATTCAAATAAATAGTAAGGATTGGAGATTGTTGTAACCTCTGTAAGTGTCAACACAAAGGTGTTAACTGTATCCTTCTCAAGATATATCATACCTATATTGTATCTCAAAGAAATAATTATTAAAAAAGCCCCACCGAAGTGAGGCTCTTAGTTTATAATCTATGGCAAGATTAAAGGAGTCCAGCAATAATAGCAGGGTCAACCTCATATGCCAAAGTAGGGTTCTCCGCTACCAAAGTAACGCTGTACTTACTACCATCTGCACGAGCTGTCCCAGATCCTTCACCTGTTGCAGATAACTGCAAGTAAGGGAAGTACCAATATTTTCCATTAGCATCCTGTACAATACCTGCTAAGTATTGTTGTCCTGCTCCTAATATGTTAATAGCTTTTGACTTGTCCTGGTCTCTTCTGTGGAACATCAAATTTATTGTTGAAGTTACATAGGTAGAACCATTGATTAAGTCAATAGCTGAGTCCTCAGTGTATGAGGATACGTTTCTTCTGAACTCCAAGTCAATGAATGTATCACCTCCGACTATTAAAGGTAAAGCGTCAATAGTCCAATCATTTGGGGCAGCATCTAATGTGATATTAGCCTCATCAATTTGATCTTGTCTATTAACTAAAAATCGGTAGATACCTCCAGAGTTGTTGTCGCAGCTTTTTAAAATTGTTTCTAAACTTACACAGCTCATTTTAGTTTTTTTTTAATGTTTAAAAATAGGGGGCATTTCTACCCCCGTTATATATAAGGGAGAGATTAGGCAAAACATACGTTATACAAAACAATCTCTGCAGGGTTAACATAATGGAATCCTACTTTCATATTAGCACGAGTTCTCAAATAAGGCTCAGCAACTGAATCAGATAAGTTAACAGCTTTCAATGCTTTGTCATCACCCTCTGCATCAAATGCATAGATAAGGTTATTTCTCAAAGTCAACAAGATAGTGTTATCTGGCATACCTTCACAAACAACTACATTGATCCCTAAGAATGTTAAACCTAATGGAGTAGTAACATAAGTCAAAGTGTTACCTTGTGCAGCAGCAAGCTCATAAGCATTAGCTACATTAGTAGACACATAAAATCTTAACTCAGTTTTTCTTCTGCTAATAGTTGAAGGAGCAAGAGCAAGCGTAGCACTCAATTGGTCAAGTACATTTGTTGTATCAATAGCACCTGCATACAATCCATTCACTGCCTCATCTCCACAAAGGCCTACTAAGTAACCATTACAAAGTGATAACAATGGATCTAAAGATGTTGTATCACCTTGCCATCTCAACAACTCGATATCTTGACCGATAGTCATTGCCATCTCATTCCAATAGTATGACATAAAAGATGCAACAGTGAAATCACCGTTAGATCCTTTTGCCATTTGCAATGCTAAGAATGATTGCTCTAAGTCAAACTGACAAAGTTGAGCCATAGCTGACAAAGGACATACATCAATATCAACTGCATCTAATGAATCATTAGGAGCGGAGAAGTTACAAGTTGATGCTTGTAAGATGTTACCAAAAGTTACATTGGCTAACTTAGTTTTAGACTTGATGCCCGGCAAAGAGCGAAAGTTAGATGCAATATCCTCTGATTGAAGATATGCTTTGGAGTAGAACTCCTCAGGGTTGGCACACAATAATGCGTTAGTCTCAACCTCTAAATTAAATTTTAAATTACGGTTCATTTTATTTGGTTTTTGAAAATTTTACAAATTCTTTAAATAGCTCTCTTGAGCTCATCTTTTGGTTCTTAGCCTCAACCTCAATCTCCTCATCTCTTGGAGCTAAGTACTCCTCCATTTGGTTCTTAAGGTCAGCTATGATAGCAAGTAGTTGATTCACTTGCTCTTCAAGTACAGGTGATACTATAGCAAGTACAGCCTCAGCATCAGTAGTGACATCAACTGCCATCTCAACATCCTCTGCAGCAGCGTCTGCCTCTTCCTCTTGTACATCCTCTGCAGCCTCATCAACTGTATCTTGAGCTTCCTCCTCAACAGCTGGCTCTTCTGCCATTTTTTCTTCTGCCATCTCTTGGGCAGGTGCATCCTTAATCTCGATAACCTCACCGTCTTTAACGACATAGATTTTATCCTCGATCAGATGTTCTCCATCAGGTAACTTCATTGTATTTTGTTTTAATAATTCCGATAGTTTAAGTCCAAGGAATCCCTCAATAGAGTAACCTACTTGACCTGACTCAACAAGGGTATCATAATACTCCTTATCAGTCACTTGACTTGTTAGCATTATCGTTCCCTTTGGCACTTCAATACCATAGGTAGTGAATGCCTTATCTTGTTTAGGGCTCTCTACTATCCAAGCCTCAAGGATGTAGGCAGGAACTTTCTCCTCTGCCTCATGCTCTAAGTTAAAGATATCTTTGTTCTGTAGGTTCTGCATGAACTTAGCATGAATAAACTCAATGACCTCCTCTGTGAATAGCACATCATACTCAGTGCCATCCTCATCTCTACGATAGATTGACATTGGTATCATAGCAGGTGCTACAATACGCATCTTAATGTCATCAGAGAATGTCATGGGAGTAGCTTGACTGAATGCCATACCTTTAACCTTAATAGCAGGCTTAGAGGTGAAGGCAATCATCTCAATACCTAAGTCCTCTCCATCGGAGTACTCAGGATCTATTGTTATCTTATAGACAGGTCTATCCATGCCTATATTGTAGAATGTTGTATATTTGTTAAAAATTAGAATCTATGGTAAAAATTTTAGACAAAGAAATTCCTAATCAATTAAAGGAATTAACAGTGCAACAGTTTGAGGATATCACATCCATCCATGCACAACAGGAGTTAGATGCTATTGAGAAACACCTTAAAGTGTTTGAGCTATTTGGTATCACTGAGAATGACTTTGAGCATACCACCATTGAGCAGTTCAAGATGTATGTCAAGGAGTTCAACAACATCAAAGGTAGACCTAAGCTACAGCCTACCATCGAACTTGATGGATACAAGTGTACTGCCTTCGAAGGTGAGGAGTTCAAGCTATCTGTTAAAGATACTAAGCACATTGAGAAGGTTATGAACTCTAAGCACAAGGGATACATCTCTGAGATGTTAGCCATCCTGTTCAAGAGAGATGACCTTACTAAGGCTGAGCACTATGACTCTGCTCACATCAAGCACAAGGCTAAGATGATAAGAGAGCTCAAGGCAGAGTTAGCAGTACCTTACTTAGTAGAGATAGGACAGAAACTGTCCAAAGAAATCAAACGCAATGAAGCTCCCGAAGTCGTGGAATGAGATTGATGTCCTGCAGTTTAAAGAGATAAGAGAACTTCACTCCATTGAGGAGGTATTTGCAAGGGAGATAGAGATACTCTCAGCTCTTGCAGGAGTGAGCTCTGATGATCTTGAGGACTTGGATGTAAGTGAAGTAAGCTCATTACTCAAGGATATAACATTCATTAACTCTGAACCATCTAAGAATTATAAGCATGATCTTGATAAGTGGAAGTTTAAACCTCTATCTAAGCTAACCTGTGGTGAGTTCATTGACTTAGAGTACTTCTTTGCTAATGACTACATCAAGCACCTATGTCATATAGCCTCTATCCTCTACAGGCAACACACTACCAATGAGTGGGGTCAACTAACTTTTGAGCCTTATGCCTTCAATCCATTTGAGAGATATGACCTGTTTGATGAGTACTGTATCAATGACATCTATGGCATCATACCTGAGTACCTATCATTTAGGCAGGATTTTATGGATAAGTACTACCTACTCTTTAATGATGATGAGGGATCAGATGATGAGGAAGAGGATAAGCCTAAGACATCAGAGGAAGCTAAGGCTCAAGCTGAGCAGAAGTCTGCTGTGAAGTGGGGATGGGAGAGACTACTCTACTCCCTTTGTAATGAGGACTTGACTAAGTTCAAGCAGGTTACTGATCTACCTCTTGTGCTTACCTTTAATATGCTCTCAATGAAAAAGGAGCTTAATCTATAGCATACCTCTGAATGATAGAGGAGCTGAGAACTCTCCACCAATAGGCTCAAATGTATAGATGATAGAACGCTTCTCTCCTAAGATATTAGCCACTTCTAAGATAGGATAGCGTTGTGTCATCCATTCAGTATATTGACTATATATCTCTGCAGTGATACCTTCTGCATCTAATCTCCTTGATAGCTCAGCACAGAAGTCATAAGGTGATATGTAGATAGTTCCATTATTTAGAAACCCAAAGTAATACATCGCAATAATTTGTATCTCAAGCTCTCCAAGAGCAGGTATCTTAGCATTGATACGAACTGAGTCATACATAGCTCCTGTATCAATAGCCCCATCCTGAGCTATTATCTGCTGCAGGATGCGTTGTATCTTACGCCTTGTAGGATACTTGACATTGAATATACCATTATTTGCGTATCTTGCCATTATTCAAAAGGTGGTGGTGTTGGCTTCGGCTCATAAGGTATTAAGTCAAGGTCTTTTACCCAAAGATAATCAGGATTTACACATTGCTCCATTTCTTCAACTGAGATAACCCAATTATCATTGGCATCTTGAATAGGATTAAAATAAGAGTCAGGTGCATACCATTGACCGATTAATTCGTCTTTTTGTAACTCAGTAAGTAACCCTACATAAGTTAGTCTTTGTTCTTTTGTTAATTCGTTTAGTTTCATACGTTTCTATTTAATGCTGTTTGGAATGTAGTTACTCGGTTGTTTAAGTTGGTAACATCAGCATCTGTTAAACCTGTTCCTATTGAAGCAAAGGCTTGATTTCTTGCTGAATATGCTGTTGGATTTGTAGGTGCTCCATCTCTATTTGTAGCTCCTAAAAATATATTCCAATTTGGCAAAGTACCAACAGAGGAAGTTATTGTTGTACCTATTTGAGTAGCATTTTTAAACGCCTTATATGAGTTAGCGGCTGTTCTTGAAATCGTTAATAATCCTTTTGTTTGTACAGCTAATGTAAATCTTGATGTACTTGAATAACTATCCGCATAGAAATTACCAACATAAGACTGTGCAATAAATAAGTTACGCACATCAGTTGCTGCTGTTGCTCCTATATCAATTCCACCTGCGCCATCAGTTCTTGAATAAAAACTTAAATGCGTATCATTAAGCGTTAAAGCTGTTGTTGGGTTTAAGCCTGTATTACCATATCCATTAACTCCAAATGTAACTCCATTGCTTGAACTTGTAACTCCACCAGCCCAACTAATTTGATATTGTGATGTATTCTTAAGGTTATAAGAATTACTTGTATTAGTATTACCCACAAACGGATAAACCGCTTTCATCTTAGTCCAAAGACCATCCGCTTTCAAGTCAACTACTAAAGTATTAATTGCCGCTTGTTGTGTAGGGTCTGTTATTGCAGCCGCTGTTATGAATGCTTGTGCATCGGGGTCAACTCCACCTCCTGATGCAGTCCTCGCTAATATTCCATGTGTTGCTAAAAACATACTATTCCCGTAGCCTATCATAATACAATAGTAACTGATCCACTTGTTAACTTAACACCACTGAACTTCTGAGCTGAGGTAGGTCTGATGATAGCACCTGCCTTAACTGCTGTTCCTGTTGCTGCTATATAGCTTGACTTCACATCTGTGCCTGCTATCTTGATAGTGTTGAACACTGTGTCCTCAAGTACTACAATAGCATCAAAGTTACCTGTAAACTCAGTTGTGTTATTCAAGATATAAGTACCTTGACCTGCTATTAGTATTTCGTTATCTGTTGCCATTTTATATATTTATTACGTTGTTAAATCTCCTGCTAACACCCACTCATTAGTGTCTATCTTGATAAGAGTAGCCATGCCATACTGAGCTGCTATCTTAGTCTTACCTCCACTTGACCTAAGGGTCACTCCTGCTGTTGGAGCTATTGTTGTCTGACCTGCACCATACTGAACAACAAGTATCTGAGTCCCTATTGGGAACGGTACTGATATGTTAGTTGGTATCCTTAAGTCATTAGCTGCTGCATTGTTAGTTCTGATTAACTTATATAAGTCAGTCAAAACTATGTTATTAAGAGTTGATGTCTTCTCTACTATAGTAACCTCTCTTGGAGCAAGAGTACAGGTCTCATCTGGATAAGTATATACCCTGTCAGCTGTATTGCTTGAGGTCTTTAATGTAGTATAGTAATCATTATCATTCTTATACTTCAAGTCCCCATTACTGTCAGCATAGAGAGCAGTACTCTGCCCTGATGCTGTTGCATCTGCAGACTGATGCTTGAGGTGTAGATGTCCATCTCCCCCTGTGCCTTCAATATAGACTGATCTTGCACTGAGCTTGTTAGCATCTAAGTCAACATCTTGAGTAGCTCCTGTGTAAGGAACATATCCACTAAGACTCCCTAACACTAACTCCTGCCCTGTGATAGAACGTGTCTCATATCCTGAGCCTGTATCAACACTTACTTCAAGTAAGTCAGTAGGGTCAAGGTCTGCTCCCTTAGGAGTCATCTGAGATATTTTCTGTCTATTGATAGCCATACCTATATTGTAATTAACTTATGATTCTGTTAGAATAGGCACTTGACAATCTGTCCAATTACTCATATCTACATCCAAGGTCATAACCCACCCTGCTGCATAGTCTAAGACCTGGTTATTCAATGGCACTATGGCAGGCTGTCCTAATATATCGAAGTCATAATCATCACTAAATGTGAAGTAGTTAACTAAGTCAACAAGTATCTGATGGCAGTCTGATAGTATCACAGTGATATTAGCTCTATCCTTCTGAATGATATCCAAGCAAGTGATCTCTAAGCTCATTGTGTTAGTGTTCTCAGTTGCTATGGCTGTGATAGGTGCTATGAACACAATAGGATACTTCTCATCCTTTGTGGCAAAGTTAGGCATCTGCTCTGCAAAGTCACTACCTACTTTTTTAACCTGTAGATGTGCGTTATAGAATGCCTCTATCTTATTGATTAATGCTTGATAACTTGTCATAATTCTGCGTTCTTTTGTATCTTACTTACTTTGTTCTGTACGTTGGTCATCTCAGTCTCACTCACTATAGCATTGACAGTGATAGTCTGACTTTGCTGTGCTCCCTCTCCTCCAACATTATTAAGTTGGTTAGCTGCACCAAACAAGCTCACTGATGGAGTAGCCATTCCACCTGTTGAGGTCTGAGCCTCAAAGCCTCCTGTTGGTATATCAGGAGCAGTAGGGGCAGAGCCACCCCCTTGGAACTGTGCAGAGGCTATCTTACCAATGTTCACAGCTGAGGCTATACCTGCTGAGGCAAGAGCAGCTGCCATAGCGAAGCCTCCATCAAATTTAGGATATTGAGCAAGGATTGATGTGATAGCCTTAGCTCCATCAATGACTGCCATCCCTAAGTTGAAGGCTTTACTTATAGCGAACTCTTGACGGGCTGCTTTCTCTGCCTCCTTAGTTCCTTCCTTAAGTTTGTTTTTTCTAAATGCAAAAAATAACTCAGTCAACTGTTGAGTGGCTTGTACTCCCATAGTGGCATACTCAAGCCCTTGAGCTATCTGAGCAGCCTCTATCTCGTTAATCTTTTGAGCCTTTGTCTCTTCTGCTACAATAGCAGCCTGTCTATACTTCTCTCTAATAGCTTCCTTTTGTGCCTCTGTTAAATCTGTTGCTGCAAGTTCAGCCGCTTGTTGAGTGTTAAGTACTTCAAGCTGTTTGTTGTATAAGTCATTTGCAGCTGCAATCTTTTGCTCTGCTGTCACAGCCTCTCTCTCAGCATTGAATTGAGCTTGTGATAGTTGAGTCTCAGCTACAAGTTGAGCAGCTGCTAAAATCTTTTGATTCTTATCAACTTCAATTGCTGTTATTTGGTCAGCTACTGCCTTAGTATCTACAACAGCCTGAGCATTAATCTCTTTTATCTGCTCCTCTGTCAGTTTCTTATCTGCTACTTTTATCCTTCTCTCTTCCTCAATCAATACCTTTTGTAACTCAAGTTTTTTAGTAGCATCCTGCTCCTCAAGTAACATAGTTTTAATTCGAGCCACTGCATTCTGGTCAGCTATCTGCTGTCTATCTTGCTGCAACTTTTTCTCAGCCTCTACTATCTTAGCAGTCATATCTGATACTGCTGCACCTCTCTCAAGTTCACTCTTAAAGATTTTAGTCTTTTTAAGATTAAGGCTTTCAATCTCCTTCCTCTCCTCTTTAAGTTGATCTATTCTAAGCTGAGCTAACTCAAACTCAGTAGCACCTGCTGCTCTTGCATCATCCTCTGCTTTCTTATGCTTTATCCTCATCTCCTTGAGGTGCTTATCTTGAGCTGACTCTACCTCTTTATTAGTGTTGGTTACACTTGTTGTGGTAGCCTTAGCCGCTGCTGTATTACCTTTGTTAGTTATCTCTAATCTCTGTCTCTGAAAATCCTGTTGAGTTAGTAATATTAACTTATCAATCTTTGCCATGGTCTCATTATCACCTAACCTGGCAGCCTCTCTTCTCTGAGCCTGTAGCTTAGCAATAGCTTCCTTCTCTTGGATGTCAAGGATAGCCTTAGACCTTTCAGCTTCATTCTTAATCTGCTTAGCACTAAGCATAGCAATCTGCTTATCAATATCCTCTGCTAATTTTTTTCTGTTCTTTGCTTGTTGGATAGCTAACTCATTGATTCTATTCATAGCCTTCTCCTCATCAGCCTTGAGTTGCATATATCTCTTAGTCTGCTCCTCATCCATGCTACCTAACTCCTCCATAGCAGCAATCTCTGCTTGATTGTTTTCTGATATTCTCGACAATCTCTCCATCTCCAACTCCTCTGCTGTAGCATATCTGTCTATGGTAACACCTAACTGCTCCTCAATGATACTAATCTCCTCATTACTTAAGTCCTTAGTCACATTGAACAGACCTTGCCTTGCTGCCATCTCTGACTCAATAGCTTTAACATTAGACTCTGATGTTGCCTTGACTTGCTCCAAGTTCTCTTCTGCAGCAAAGCTACTAAGACCTAATGCATCAGTCAACATCTTGAACCCTTCTATTGTTAATAGTAAAGGAGCAAAGGCTACCTTAAGGACATGCTCTAACATACCTATCTTATGTAAGAATATACCAATGGCTACCACTATAGCAGTGATTACAGCCACTAATAAAAAGATAGGGTTAGCAAGTATCTGCATACCTAATTTAACGAATGCACCCCCCATTGTTTGGATGACACCTGTAAATGCTTTGAATCCCTTGGATATATCTCCAGGATTTATCTTGCCTATAACATTACTAAACACTTGAGCCTTCTGCTGTGCCTCCTCAAAGTCTAAGCTCAGCAATGAGTCTTTAATACCTCCTAATGAGTTAGTAACCTGCTCAAATTTAGATCCAGATGAGAACACATTTACTGCATCATTCGCATCATTAATTTTATCTTTTAGCTCCCCTGCTCTTGCTGAGAGTTGTGCTATTTGTTCGGGGTCAGTGGCATCTGCAATAGCTCCTTTTAATTCTCTAAGCTCTGCCTTGATAGCACCTATCCCCGTTATCTTGAGGGGTATTTCAACTTCATTCATATACTCTAATTTCTATTGATGTGTTCACAAGCATATCATCTGCTCCTGTAAAGTTATCGTATGTTCTTAATTTTATAGTATCATTATCAAATCTCCTAATGTCTAAGGTAGCAAAATCTCCTGCCCCTGCATTGACATCAGCAGAGCCTGCTACAATCCAAGTCTTATCAGCTAAGAACTGACCTGTCAACACTGCATCATATATACCTACTCCCACATAACTAAATACTATATCACCTAATGTGTTCTCAAGTATGGTAGCTGTTGGAGGGTTTATTCCTGTCTGACTAATCAATGCAACATACTTCCTATAGTTCACCACAGGAGCACCATTGATGCTGTTGGTCACTGTCAAGTTAGGTACTACCATACCATCCTGCTCAAGAGTCTGACCATCTCCTATCACTATTCCCTTAGCTGTTGGATTCACAGCGTTGCCCTTCCCAAAGATGAGGACATCTGATCCTGGCATTACTACGTTGTTAACCTCTGAGCTCTTCTTACTTATAGCAGTGTCTGCTACAGCTGTGATAGTATCTCCTATAGGTCTGCCTGCTCCTGTTTGAAACTTAGCTAAGTCAATCTCAGTATCTATGCTTATCAACTCGACCTTAGTCAAGCTGTTATTGTTAGCATTGTAATCTTGTATCTTGTTAATGTTCCACCATGAGTTGTCAATGTATATCTTATCATTGAGCTTGAGAGATTGGATATCAACCTCATTCAAGTCAAAGTAAGCTATCAACATCTTACCTACGTTTATCTGATTGACAGTCCTCCTCCAATATAAGTTATAAAGATTGTTAGCTGTCAGTGATAGTACCTCATAGAAGTAGTAGTCATTGGTGCCAAAGTTAATGTCAAAGGTAGGATATAATGGGTCATTGAAGTGGCCAAGCATAGGATAGTCAGTCAAGCCTATCTCTCCTGTAGTGCCAAAGTCTATGATGTCAAATGGTTGGCAAGTACCTAAGCCTCCATCATACAAGATACGGATGTTAGTGTTAGGTGCAGCTCCATTGATGTAAGGAACATAAGCTCCAAATAATGTCTTAGTCACAGGGGTTGGAGAGAACAGTAACTCTTGAGTCTCTACATCCTTGACATACTCATTGTCAAAGGTGTACTCTATCTGACCGTAAATCTCACCTGTTGCTTGAGTGTATAGTACATTAGGTGTATCCTCATCTGGTGCATAGGTGAGCTTAAGTTTTTTCTTAGTCACATCAGGAAGGAACATTAACTCTTGAGCCTTATCCTTAGCTAACTTCTGACTCCAATCCTTCTCAGCTCCTGAGTCATAGTACTCATCGCGATGTCTTAGGATGAGGTTATAAGGATTATCAATATCCTGCTCAACGTATAAGTTGTACATCTGAAATATTGACTTGACAAAGTCTGACTGCTTAATCTCCACAGGTACATAGTCATTCATTACAAGAGTCCCTCCTGTAGTCTGAATGTTGTTGCTTGGCAGGATAACCAAATTGATAGATGATAAGTCAAGCACTACGTTGACATCCACAGCTGTAAATCCTCCACCTGCTGCTATCCAAAAGTTAGCACCATTACTGTTGACACCATCATAAGTCTGAAGTACCTCAACACCTATAGACAGCACCTGTACATCTGATACATCTATAGGAACACCTGATGCACTCACTAAGGCAGGGATGCTAAGCTGGTCAGCAAAGGTTAAGATAGTAGTGTTGCCTGTTGGTAATGGTGAAGCTGCAGGATATTGCACTGCCACACTTGATCCATAAACCTTGAGGTTACCATAACCTGCAACCATTATCTCAGCAAATACTCTATACCTGTTCTTAACTGTGTAGCCTGATACTATGTACTCAAGCCCTGCATTACCTCCACTATTATTGTCAAGGATGATGCTGCCTCCTATAGCTAACTCATAAGTATAACTCTCACCTGCTAATGGGTTAACGCTAAACGGTGAGCTATACTCTCCATTGGTAGGGTTGAACAAAGATTGTGCATCAAGCACCTCTGTCCATCCTGAGTCAATATCCTCTTGGAAGGTTGCATTCACTCCTGTTGGCTGTACATAGCTTGTTATCCAAGTGTTAGTAGCTTGGACTGTATAGTCTGAATAATCAAAGTTATTAACATCCCCATTATAAGGTATTAATAACTTATCAAAGTGGGCATCTGTTAAGCCTGCCCATGTATATGTAAATCCTGCTACTGCAAAGATTCTATCAAAGTAAGTCTTAGCATAGATAGCAGGCTTGAACTCATTAGCCTGATAGACATTAGTACCTGTGCAATATGGCATAACATACTTATAGCCATCAGTCACTGTGTTGCTAAACGTAGCTGCTATATCAGTTGATGAGAACGTATGATTCAAGTCTGAGAAGTCTAAGTCATCAAGGTTAGCATTAGTAATAGCACTAAAGAACTCAGCCCTGCTATCCTTGATGAGTACAGTGTATGTCACATCCTCCTCATAGGCATTAGTATACTGAGCCTTGTTCACACTCACTAACTGTAGCAGTGCATCATCTAAGATAGGCACTCCATCCTGTATCACTTGACATCTGGTCAAGGTGTTGATGTTGAAGCTACCTGCTTGGATGTTCACATCATAGTAGTGACCTAAGAGCTCATGGTTGTTCTTAGTGCCTTCAAGTGTAATAGTTTTAGAGAACGTACCCTTCCTTGAGGATAGGTCTCTCACATCTCCAACGTTGAATGTTATCGGGAAGTTAGTCTTCTCTGATACATCTAAGACTCCTGTCTCAAGTACTATCTTAACCATTGATGATGTCGTTGTTAGATAACCTTACTTGTATTGACTGCTTAATCAAGTTCTTATTGCGTTGCTTATACACATCAAAGGATGTATTAAGAACATTACAGCTCACATACTCAGTTGACTCAGGCACATGTATGATACATCCACTCTCATCATAGAGGTTGAGTAAGTCATCAGTGATACGATACACTACGTTCTTAACATAAGTCTGAGGAGATGTTAACAACTGTTGGAAGTAGTTAGCCTCTGCCTCACTCATCCAATTAGTGTTAAGGTCAAATGTCTTAACTACTTGAGTGTTGAAATTAACTTGACCTTGTTCATAACTTTTATACTTCCACTGAGATGAGGTTACATATCCTGGGACATCCTTGTTGTAGGTATCTCTCTTGATAGTTCCCTTCTCATAGCTCTTAAGCTGAAAGGCAAAGCTACTCCATGATCCCATCCTATCTAAGAATAAGATGTGACTCTCTGAGATGAGTACCCTTGTATCTATGTTGATACGGTAACTCACTGACTGAGCTGCAGGGATAGCACCGTCATAGTATGTTATAGTATACCACTTAGTGTCTTGCTTAACAAGTGGAGCTGTGCCACTCACTAAGGTAAGTGAGCCATAGTTATTCGGGCCGCATGCTATACCTTTAATCACTTCATTACCTGTAATACTCTTATAGAACACATCCCCATCATCATTAGTGAAGTATATCCTCTCATTAGTCTGAGTGCCATCATCTCTAAGGTTGAGCCATAAATCCTGCCCAAGTGTACAGGTGAAGGTTAACGGTTGATCAGTTAGCCATTGCTTAGTGACTCCATTAAGCCTGTAGTCATTAGCATCATAGTAAGGCATATCTAACCAAGGAAGTGCACCATTGAAGACTCCCTTCTGTAGGGTGCTAATCTCATTGAGGTTGATATCCTTCCTATTGTCAGCATACTTGATAGTCCCGTTGATGGTCGCATCAGTAACCTCTGACCATAGAGCATTGATAGTGAATGATGTTGTGCCATTGATGGCTATCACAGTGTGCAGTCCTTCCACTGATGGGTTGGCCACACCTAAGTCTGCTTGTGTTATGTTGAGCTGGTCACCCACAGCAAAGGGGTGAGCAGCTGTTGGAGTTATCTCGACATTGCCGCTGTCATCTGACAATGATGCTGTATAACTCAACGTGAATATGTACTCCTCTCCTATCTCAACATCATACTTATAGAATGAGTTAACTGCATCATAGAAGGTTGTATTTGTTGGATTGAAGTCATAGCTTACCATGTTACTCAAGAGCTTACTCAAGTCTTGCTCCCCATAGCCTGTGCCATAGGTAGGCAGTGCCTTATAGTATCCTATCCTGTTAGATGTTCCTGATTCAAATACTTCAAAGATATATCGGAAGCCATCCAGGTTCTTATTGGTGGAGTCTACTATGAACTTACATTCATTGTAAGCTGGAGTGATACCTTGAGGTTCTGCTATGATTGTCATTGCCATACCTATATTGTATTAAGGTTGGCATCCTGTTAGAAGGATAGATATGAGTCATCTGTATAGTACTCCTCCTTGATGTAAGTGGCAGCATATCGGATGGCATCCATTGCATCATCCCATAACTTGACAGGCTCATCTGTAATGGTATCTCCTATCTTTTTCCATTTGTAGTTCTCATACTCCTTCTTGAGTTGAGGATGGTCTTCACAGAACACCCCAAAGGTTTTGATGTTATCTATCCCTTTCTTGACTACCTTGTTAGCGTTCTCAATGTAGTACCCTGCTCTATCTATCTCTGCAATGGTCTCAGGTCTCGAGTAGTCAGCTAAGATGTTGATGTGCTTCTCTATGCCTAACTGATCCATCCTTGCTATCAGGTCAGTGGTAGTCAAGTAGCTCTCATAGATGATAGGCTCAATGTATAAGTCCTTATCCCTCCAATAGACTCTGACTAAGGCAGTAGGGTGATTGTAACCAAAGTCAAGTCCATAGACATAGTCAGTGAACTTGGAAGGCCTGTGCTTGACAAATGTCCAATTAGAGTAGATGTTGCTCTTAGAGATGGCCTTCTCTCCTAATGCATAGATTTGATACTGTGCCTCATCGGTTCGCTTCAAGTCCTCAATCTGTTTCTTAATAGACTCAGGCAGAAATGGGTTGTCCTTGTAGGTTGACTTGATTAGTATGCTCTCATCTGCAGGTAACTCATACAGCCATGAGTTGCTCTCACTTGGGTTGTAATCAAAGATTAGCTTACCCTCTGTTCTCATGTTCAACTGAGTGAAGTCATCATAGTATAACTCATTAGCCTCATTGCACCATGCAAGGTCTCTCTTCCTACCTCTTATCTTTTGCTCATCATCCACTGAAAAGAACTCAACTATAGATCCATTGTCAAATGAATAGATATGCTCACTCTTGTTATGCTTGTTAACATCGTATATCTCAAGGCTCTTCATGATCTCAAGGAAGTCTCTCATCACTGTGGCTCTGAGTGCAGGGAAGGTCTTACGTATGATACTCACTACCTTGTTTCTGTTCTGTAGGCAGTAGACTATGACCAACTGACATAGTGAGTAGGTCTTAGAACTCCTTGAGCCACCCTCATTGATTATAAACCTTTGCTCTGAGTTGAGAGCATTGAAGTTCTTTTCAAATATGACTGTGCTATTAATCTCCATTTTTTAGGCAATAGTTAAGCTATAACACTATATTTAGTATTATGACAATTAACCTATCTTACTATATATATATTAAGTAGGCTTTATAATATTAACCTTGACCTCATTGATAGCTTGACCTTGAGTGGTCGTATCTACCCTTTCAGTTAGGTTGTTTAATCTCTGAGTTATGGAGGCATTGTACTGACCTGCCATGCCGCCCTCGATTTGGTCTTGTCTGATTGCTTCCTCTATGCATGTACAGATTGTCGTATATGCTGAATATCTCCCATCCGTATTAGCGAAGTAATCCTGTACTGAACTCCCTCTTTCAGCCGCAAAACATCTAAAACCTACTTGAGTCAATGGTCTCTCAAGAGGTACAGGAGTTGCCTCACCTGTTTTAGTTGAAAGTGAGTATTGATACCTTGGGTTTGACTTGCACCAATCTCTGTAGGCTTCAAATAGTTCCCACATTTTCTCAGGAGTCTCTATGTATTTATGCTTGCCCATCTTGAGCAGGTTTTTTCTTGCGTTTCTTTTTAGGTGCTACCTCTACTGACTCAGCAGGAATAGGTGGCTCAACTGCCTCATACTTAATCACTGTAGGTACTTCCTCGAATAGGTAAGATAGTCCAATAGATTGGTAGTACTTCACCTTGCTCATGTCAATCTTAGCTACCACGATAGAACGCTGTCCTAAGATGCGATCATACACTCTGACAGTTTTGTCAATGTATTCTGTTTTAATTTTAAAGTTGCTCATATTCGTTAATTATTATGAATACTAAATATAGTGCTAAGGTAATGCTTGAGAACTTAAATAGCAAATAGATATTCTCATTCCACAGTGCTATCACTACTCCAAAGGCCATTATGTAAGTCATTAAGCCTAAAAAATTAGCATTCCTCATACCTATATTGTATTTGATTTATATTTTCTTTAATTTCTTTAATCAGGAAGTAGGCAGATGTGCTGTTGATGTTGAAATACTTAGCGAGTGCAGTCTGAGTTGAGTGCCCTTTGTCATAGTATGCCTCAAACACTATCTTTTTTATTCTATCCTTTTGTTCTCTTCTGTATATCTCAACAAGTGCCTTCTTAAAGTTATACCTATCCTCAACTGCTATCTTATGCTCAAGGTCACTTGGGTCATCTATGACATCCAATGTGTACTCCTGTGACCTGTATAAATCCTGTTTCTTAGTCTTAGAGCCTTGAGTCCAGATAAGGTCACACTTGATGGTGTTGAGAAGGTAGCTCTTAGCCTTATCCTCTGTCATATCCTGTACGTTGAGCTCTGCACAGTGAAGGTAGGCATTGTTGATGACTGCATCTGCATCTATTGAGCTGGGGATGTTGAGCACATCTAAGAAGTGGCGAGTGTACTTGAGCACCTCAAGGTAGTTCAAAGAGAGATATCTATCCAAGTGCTCCTTCATACCATTGAGTGAAATCTTTAAGCCATACCTTCCTCCTGACTGATGCACAGAAGTACTCTCTGTCCTTCGTTCCTGTGACTTTGTTCTTAATCTGTTGTAGTTTGATAAGGCTACTCTTAGTCAGTAGCTTGCTCTCAGGTAGGTTGAGAATAGTATCTATGAGTTGTATATCAGTTTGTTCAAGCATACAGCGGTGAGTGAGGTTGCACAGGCTATTATAAAGCTCCCTGAGTAGATCCATGTTGCCCAGAATGACATACACTTCCAACAGCCAAGAGCTGTGTGTAGCCAATCGGGTAGTATGAGCCTGTTGATACGGTCTTGAAGAGGCTCGAAGCTAACGAACCACCATGATACAACAAGAGGAGCTATGTAGTCTATCATGGGTACTAAGATAAGAATAATTGTTGAATAAAAAAGGGAGCTGTTAAGCCCCCTTGACTAAGTACTTGAACGCACTATCATAGAATGCACCCTTGACCTCCTTCCCATTCATAAAGCGGTATAGAGTAGCTTTCTCGACGTTCATGTCCTCTGCTAAGTGAATAATCTTATAGCGGTTGGATAGCTTATCCTTGAGCTCCCTTCTGAGCCACTCAGTGAATGACTCATCAAGGTTAAGGAATACTGTCTTAGAACGGTAAGTCATCTGTCTCAGCTTGTGGTTGAACACTTGGAGCTGCTCCTGTAGTCTGCACCTTCCATGCATCAAGAGTGTTGTAGTATCTACCATTGAACTCTCTCCCTCTCAGGTTGAATGATACCTCTACCTCTTGACCTGCTCCGATGGAATCTAAGATAGCCATCTTATCGTTGACTGTTTGGAAGATGATATCCTGTGGATACTTAGCATCAGGTGTAGTCACTACGAACTCTCTCACTGAGAACTTATCTGAGATTACCTTCACCTCACTGATGAGCTTCACAGCTCCTTTTAATGTTAATTCTGACATTGTTTGTATTTTGTTTTGATTGTTAATAATTAAATTTTAATAGACCCCATAACAGGCTAAATGTTTTGAGTTGTTTAGGAGCTTCAACTTTATGTTGTTTCTCAATAAATTCTTTTTCTTTACCTTGAGGCACAACAGCAACTGTCATATTCTTAGAATCTTTGACATAGTGTGGAGCATTATAAACTTTGTGCTCAGGATATTGAAAATTTATGTATTTATTAAATATATCCTTTGATACTTTATTAATATGTACATTAGATTTACCATTAAAAATCACATCTCCTCTTTTAAATATAAGTCCAATTTTTGACCATCTCCAAAATTTATGCTTTTTAGCTATAGCAACAACAGCTTTATCTACAACACCATTATCATCTGTAACTTCAAGTAAAATTTTTCTCATCATTTGCCAAGTCATATCATCTTTTAGATGTATTTTTTTGCTTGTTCTCATATTACTTATTATTTAATTCGTTTATATACTTAGAATAATACTCATTACAGTAGATGAGTCTCTCTCTGATATCCTCCTCCTTCTCCATGTCTCTCTCATAGCTTAGCACAGTCACTCTATGACTCATTGGTATGTGGTCAACTCTATGGATGGATAGGTTATCCCACTCAGTGAGTAGCTCATCAGGTGTAGTGTACATGGTATAGACTAACTCGAAAGCTGGTCTATCATATAACCACATGTAAGCTCTACCCTGCCACTCATAATCTGATGACTCACCCTCTGATGGTGTTGCAGGGAACGTGTCTAATGACCATGAGCTCTTAATGTCAATGATGAGGTCATCTGTAATGATGTCACAGCATCCACTCATGTAGTCGTTCTCAACTCTAAGGTTGTTCTTAGTGTAGTTAGTGAAGCGGACGTTGTTGAGTAGGTTGATACCTTCCTGCTCCCACTCAGTGCCCTTGATCATTGGCTTAGTCTTAACCTCTAAGTTATAGCCATAGAAATCCTGCTTGGCTATCTTACGTATCTCAGACTTAGCAGTCTCTGATAGTACCTCTGACTTGCTACGTGAGTTAGTCATTAGCTTCCCTAATTGTGATGGCCTCCATTTCATAGCTGTGCCTCCTGTTCTTTGGTTAGGTTGAACTTAGCCTTGAGCTGCTCAGCTGTGTACTCACCTGCTGCTATCTTAGCAAGAGCACCCTTGAACCTCTCATCTGTTAGTGACTCCTTAACAGGCTGCTTAACTGCTTGCTCAGCTGTGTTACCATCATCATCAATAGCCTGTAGGGATAGACTTGACTGCAGGGTGTATCTCCTGTAGTAGGTCACAGCAGACCCTAACTGCTGAGGTGTTAGATTAGTTGGCAGCTCCATACAAGACTCTATCATAGCACCTGAGTCGATGTCTATTATCTGAGTGCATACATTATTACCCTGGATTGGTTGTAACAACAGCAGACCGTTCTCTAATAAGATAGGCTCAACAGCATCTATCAATGCATTGATGTCAGCATAGGCTTTCTTAAAGTGTGGGTTGGTTGCGTTCTTAGTTACCTTACCAATGGCTAACTTAGCCCTGTGTAACTTCTGATGTAGAGTTAGCGTGTTAGCCAACTCATTGAGCTCCTTGATTTTCTCAGTAGCTGTTTTGATTTCTTTACTCATATTTAAATTATTAATTTCGTCAAAGTTAATATATTTTTGCATATATACAAAATAAAGTTATTAACAGTTATCTGTTGATTCATTGTTGATACCCTCAACAGGATGCTTATATTTCTTTCTAAGGTGCTTCAGCTTGACTTTGAACTTAGGCATCTTGAGCTTTATTCTATGTTTCATAACTTTTCTATTTCTTCTTTTACTTCAATTAAATACTGATGTGCTAAACTACCTTCATTGATATATAAACTATTTCTAAAGTCTAACATTTCTTCAACTGCAATTAAAGATAAATTTTTAGCTATTTTATCCTTTAATAATTCAGAGTCATGTAGTAAAGATATTTCAGTTCTCATTAACCCAAATATTCTAAATGCTTTCTCCTTCGCTGTCATAACCCTAATACAAATGATTCATACCACTCAACAAAGCTATCAAAGTCTCTCACTATGATATACACGCCACCTGCTCTCTCAATGGCTGCTTGATACTGTTTCTGAGCTTCACTCTGCTTGTCCTTTTGCTTAATCTCTATCTTAACTGACCTTCCTCTAATCGTAGCAGAGATGTCAGCTGTTCCCTTGGTGCTTTGACCAGGAGTCCACTTGCCCGGCAACTGTTTTGTATGTGCCAGGATACCGGAGCCAACAGGTATCTTAGCTCCTTCCCTGTACTGACCTTGTGAGCTTATTCTCTCAGCTTGACCGCCCATGAACTGTATCCATGCGATGACAGATTTAGTGAGAGAGTTAGCAGAGTTATCCTTCCAATCAGTCTTAGGGATGTAGCTTGGTGGCATGTTAGGATGCTTAGCTGTGAGTAGCTCCATCTCAAGTGCTTGGAGCTTGGCTTTGTTTATTTTATTCATGATTATTAAATTTATTAAACTCCTCCTGTGTTACTCTTTTTACATCAAACTGATTTCTATTTGAGGTGCAATTAACTACGAAATAATGTCCCTGCTCTTTTAGTTTATCAGTCAAATCAAATAAAATAGTGTTTTGTAGGTCTTCACCTACTGTGATTATAAAGTATTTTTTATTCATATCAAAAAGGTGTTTCATTTAAAGGTGTAACATTATCCCATACATCTGTAGGTTGATTAGGTTTACTATCTGATTCAATCATAAACCATCGAGATCCATTTGTATTTCCTTCAGTGTATATCTTACCATAGAACTCACAATATCTTTTAATCCATTGAGTAAATCTTTTTTGTTTAAGCCACTGTTTATAGTCTTTATTCTCATCAATAAATTTATCAAATACATAGTTTTTACTCAATTGATATCCTTCATTTATGCAATCAGTTTCTTTAATCCATTCAAGAAAATCTAATGAAGTATCATTTATTAGTTTTCTATTTTCTAAATTATTGTGATTAAATTCTACAAGTCCATTATCAAGATAATATTGTAAACAGTTAATCATAAAATGGTCAAATCGAGCCCATTCCTCTGTATCCCAATCATCAAATAACATGTGATTAAAATAATCTAATGGTGAATTATTAGCATTGAAATAAGAGCTCATTTCTACCTCAAATTTTCTACGTTCAAATGAGCCTCCTACTCCCTGAATAGTATAGTTAGTTGTTATTATAATCTTAGGAGATTTGGTTACAGGTAACTTTACAGCATCTTGACCTTTATATTCTAATGTAATACCTTCTGTTATTAATGAGAATAGATTCTCAAAATTAAAGTTCTTTTTAACATCATCAAACACCAACAATTGAGTATCAACTGGAACTGATTGATACGGGAATGACTTACTAAATTCAAATGTTTTACCATCTATTGAGGATACTTTTTTAATATGACTTAATGCATTCCAAAATAATGACTTTCCACTTCCTCCATTTGGATTGTCTGAAATAGTCTCATCATTAAAAATAATGGCTTTATTATTTGCAGATGTCTTAAATGAGTGCATTAAATAACCAATAACTGATTTTAATGAATTATATCTATTAGTATTTTGTCCAGAGCATAACCAAATAAAAGTCCGATATTCAGACTCATGATGATCAGCATTAATAAAATCTCTATCAATAACTTGTTTTTTCCATACAAATCCATTTAGCTCATCATAATCATATATCTCATATTTATTATTATAGACTTTAATTGCATTATTTCTATAATAAATCCAAGCATAATCTTTACCATCATCCTCAACAGTAAATTGAGCAGTATCAAGCATTGATAAATAAGCAGGTGTAAATGTCCTTGTTGATGCAGCAAGTAAGTCATATACATCAAAATTAAGATTATCCATCTGCTGTTTTAGAACATAATCTTTGATGTTATATTCAGATACCTCATCAACAAAATTATCATCTTTTTTTATGAATGTAAATGTTTTTGAGTTAGCTATTGGATAATGCTTATAAAAAGTGTTGTGTTCTAAATAGAACTTTAACCTGTGAGGTGATATTTTAAGTTTTCCTTTATCATCAAATGACCAAAATACTTTTAAATCAATTCCTGATTTTGCAGTATCAATCTCTTTTTTTATAGAATCTTTATCTCTATCTGGGAACTTTTCAAATATTTCACTATCTGATTTTCCTATTTTAACCATGCCAATTATAGCATCCTTTGACTCTTTATCTTCAAATTTCTGAGTTCCAAAATTTGCTTTGTTTTTATAGGCACTTTCAATTATTTTTTTTATCTCATTTTCATCAAAATCTTTTTGAGCATTTGGTAATAAATAACTTTCACATGTTAATCTATCAACTCCAAAATCATTAAATGCAGCTGCCAGTTTAAAAAATGAGTTATTTCTTTGAGATGCGTTATAATGTTTTTTAAACCATATCATTAACCTATTTGCAATCTCATCTTGATTCTGTAATGGTATGTTGGTTGTTGTTCCAAGTGTTGAAAAATCTAATTTCTTTTCATCCTCAACAAAATCAGTAAATATTTCTGAGTCATAGTTAATATAAATGTCAGGGTCATAAGATTCAAAACATAATCTTGATATATCTTGACCACTTGTATCAATTACATTATCTCCGAACTCATCATTAACCCATAAAAAATGCTTATAAATAGCTTTATATCTCTTATTATAATCATCATTATCAACAACAACAGGTATTTTTACCAATGCTTTCAAACCATTACCACTTGGACTTATCCAAATAGAAAAAATATAGGTATCTTTTGACAGTTTTTCTTTAAGCAATAGTAACTCATCATAAGTTTTTATCTTATCAAAGTCTACAATTGCTAATCCTGAGCCTTGTTTTAATCCATTCTTTGCCCTTCGTGTAAAAGTTCCACAAAAAGTAACTGCAGGTAAATCACCCTTTAACTTTTTTCTTTTTTCCTCATCCAGTTCAGCTCTAAGTAATTGAATTTTGTCTTTAACTTCACCAAATTTTATGCGTTCTAAATAGAATAGAACATCTTTTGATCTACCAACTGGGATAACTGACTGTTTATCTTTGTAATAATCTACTTTCATATCTGTTTTTCAGTTATGGTTATTACAAAATGCTCAATGTTATATTCTCTCAAATATTCCCATGCATTAGTTAAATGTGATTTTTCTTGTTCTGTTGGAGTTTCATACCAATAAACAGATAAAGTACCTTTATGGTCATGGAGTTTAAAAATTTTTTTGTAATATTCCTCATATTTAGGAAATTCAAGCATTTTTTTAAGGAGTTGCAACCTGTCATCATTGTAATCCGTTCCCGAACCACACGTTCTTACTATTATCATAAGCTTTTTTTAAATAAAAAACCTCTTAAATCCTTTGGGCTCTCACATCCAAATTCATTAAGAGGTCTTAATAACTTCTTTAGTTCTATATCGTGAGAGCGAACCGTTCACAAATATAAATATTATTTCAATACAAAATGCAAATAAATAAATTATTTTAAATGTGTACTAAAAACATGCTTAAAAGTGTACTGTATAAATAATTAAAAATCAATAAGTTAAAATCAATAGTACACATAGTACACTTTTTTTAGCGTTTTTTAGGGGGTGTGGTATTTTAAAAATAAATTTAAAAATAATAAATAAATATTATAAATTGAAAAATACATACTATATAGGAGGATTAAATGTGTACTGTACTGCTAACAAAAAACCCCCTAAGCTCATTCGCAAAGGGGGTCTTAAGAGTATTAATCTAAAAAATCAAATATGAGTAATGGTCAAATATATAAATTATTCTTTATCCTGAATTTGATTTTCTTTAACCTTTCTAAACTATAACAGTTCATAACATCCTCAACAAGGTTATGTTCTGTTGGCTCTGATTCAAAGAGTAATCTTAGTTCATCAACAAAGTCCAGATACATTTTATCCTTTGTAGCCATCAAATCTCTATGAGTCTTTATCCCATGCATTATGCTGGCATGATCTCTTTTAAAGATAGCAGCTATCTCATAGAATGTCAATCCTTCATTTCTTAGTAGGTTATAAAGATAGAATCTCTTGTATGAGAAGTGTCTATATCTGTGCCTTGTTGTGAGGTTGTTCTCATCAATGTATTTTAATATCTCAGTCATTTTTATATTTTTTAATTAAACCTATTGCTATACTTACCATCCCCACTGTGAATAGTAGCAGTGCCATTTTTGCTTCTTCTGCCATTCTATTCTGATTTAAAGGTTTCTAATCTGTTTACTATTTTTTCAACAACTTTTTTATCCATTCCAACATATCTAAATGTAATGTCAACATCTTGAACATCATTTAAAAAGTCCTTTTGTTGTTGTTCTGTCATTCTAAAAAACATCCATCCATTTTCTTTGTTTCTAATGACCATCCAAAGCATTTTAATAAATAAAAATTTCTGTTTCATTC